CCATCAAGGTTGATCTTCTCGAAGGTACTGTCGGGTCCGTAGTCTCGACTGGTCCCTACTCCTCCAAGCAACTGTCGAACAGGATAGTCCCACATCGCACAGACGAAGAACCCAGAGCCGAGGAAGTCGTCCTTCCAGTCTTCGATCAGATCTCCCAGAGTCCCGAGGAAGTCGAACAGACTGAATGAAAGCACAAGAGACTTCGCTGTGTTCAAAATCGCAGACACGATGTCCAATGGCGTCTTCACGACGGTCACCAGACCTTCGATCGTATCGATGATCGTCTCCGTCCCAGGAGGGAGTAAAGCAGCGAGATTAGCGGATTTCCATTCAGCCATAGTTCGTCAAGAATCCTAGATCTTGAAAGCCTTGGCCAACCGTCGGGAAGGCGCGGGAAGCCTCCTGAACCGGCCTGAGAAGGCCTGAGACGGCCTGAGACCGCCCCAACGGACGGGACCGGGCCAGGGCCTCGGGGCTGAGGCCCGACTGAAGTTGAGGCCGTTAAGAGGTCTGAAGTTTAGTGCCATTCTGTTCTTTAAGGTCAGCAGCCTTCGCGAGAGACAACACATTCCTCAGACGTCGTAGCTCCTGTTTCTGCAGAGCAGGGAGAACCAACGTGCGATAGAGTTTCAAGGCATCCGTCAACGCACGCAAGTAGCCTCGTCTGTCTCCGCTCTCCTTGTAGTCCTTCAGTCGCTGGTTCGCAGCGACCAGTTCTTGTTCAACCTCGGGAGTGAGTTCCACAGGGGTCGTGTTCTCGATCTGTTCGAGAGCCTCTTCGATCTTGTCGGTGAGGTCGCTCATGCCGTGAAGCTCTTCGTCGACAGAGACGCCAGTAGAGCAGCACTCTCCGCAGGCAAGGCAGCCTGGACTGCCGTAACGAATGCGATCAACGCCGTCAGCCACGCAATGAACGGTCCAACGACTTGCACGAATATCGTCGCTGGGGGTGGTCCTATGCACGTGTTCAACAGAGTCTGGGAAGTGGAGAGTAGCGTCGGAAGAGTCGCGGAGATCGCGGTGTTCTTCGCAGTGACAGCAGCCACTCCTAGAGAGCCGCGGATGATAGGTTGGATCGCTGCTGCTAGAGGACCGAGATGGACTGTCGTCCCATCGACGTTCGCAGTCCCGAGAGACGTGATCAGCTCCGCCTTGCCTGCTGTCGTCTTCGCGGAGACGTTACCAGCGAGAGTCTCGAGGAGAGCATTGCCGAGTGTGGTCGTGAACTCGACGTTACCCTTCAAGGTGTCCATCAGGATGTCGCCCAACTTGGTGTTGAAGTTGAGGTCTCCGTTCAAGTTGGAGAGTTCAAAGTCACACCCGAGTAGCTGAGCGAGGTTGATCTTCACTCCTTCGCCAGGAGCACCAGTCAATCCTTGGTTCGCAATGACGACATCAAGACTACCACCGAACGAGGCACTCGTGTTGCCTAGCACTCCTGATGTCAAGTCGTTGACGACAGTCACCTTCTTGTTGCCGTGGACCTTCTCTTCCAGATCGCCACGGACTTCGGACTCCTTCTTGCCGCTGACAGTTTCCCTCTTCTGGGGAGTCTCCTCCTCGGAGATCTTGGCTGATCGGATGCGGACTCTACCTGCTTCCTTGTCGAAGTCGATCGCATTACCGACGCTGTCGACCAGTTGGATAGGGGTGGACGAGTTCGGGTTCAGCGTGATCCTGTCTCCACGAGCATCTCGCAGTTCGATCAACTCTCGTCCACGACCAGATCGGATCTCGAAGATGTTCTCCGAACCACCCTGCCTGTTCTTGCCGCGGATCAGGATCCTCTCGTCTTGGTCGCGAGAGTCGAGCACGATCTCCTGACCGGAGAGGTCTCTCATACGTATGGACGCACGACGGTCGCGCATCGCAGAATGAGGCAGCTGGTCTCCACGCATAGCATCGCGGACACCACGTTGAGCCTTGTTCCCTTCGGAGTTCTCGACAGCGACAGGACAGTACATCTCGATCACCTGACCTGCGCGATCGATGATCTTCAGGAACTCCTTACCATCTCCGTCCTCGACGATGAACGTGTGTCCTTTGTAGGACTTGTGCCAGAGGCGTCTGGTTGGGTGAGGGTCTCCGTCGTGCACTCCTTCGAAGATGTCCTTCGGTGTCTCCGACTCGTCGTCGGGTGGGAGCCAGGCTCGTTCGACTGCTGGCTTACCATTGTTCGTCAGGAAGACGTTCGAGTTCTCTGAGTCACGCTTCGGGACACCACGGAACGTACCGAGCACGACCGGGAAGTCCTGAAGTCCTCCCTCAAAGCCTACCCAGACAGCAGACCCGACAGGAGGAGGATCGAACGTACCGTAATCGTACCCACCACCTCCAGGTTCTGCGATCTCAGCCCACGACAGAGCAGTCGTAGGAGTCCTGTGCTCATCACCGTGTATCGCCCAGACACGGACTTTGACTCGTCCTAGACGATCCGGGTCGTCGATGTCTTCGACCTTACCACGGTACAATCCAGGCTTGTTGGTGCTCGCGTCCTTACGGAGCATCTCAACAGCGTCGTTGTTCGCTCGATCAGACATCTATCGCGAAGTCCCTGTCGTCGTCTCGGTCGTCGGTTGAGGCAGACCAGTCTTCGCAGGATCTGGTCCTTCGAGCATCGCGATCCTGCCTAGCTCCGCAGTGATCCGGTAGTCTGTGCCGATGAAGTGAGTGATCTTCTCGATCCTGTAGCGGCCGCTACTCCAATGCAACGCGCTGTCCACGCTCTTGAACGTTGGAGATCCTGGGAGAGAGTCGACTCCGCTAGGCATGTAGACTGCGATCTCGCACCACATCTCGAGAGCATTGAAGTCTACGTGTCGTGGAATCCCAACCAGTTCGAGGGTACCTCCTTGGACTAGCGAGTGCATTCGCTTCCACGCACTCGCGATAGTGTTCAGTGAAGCATCCGGTCCGTGGTGTTGGTGGATTTGTTTGCCTGAGCAATGGCCTCCCAGTGCCACCTGTCGAACAGGATGGTAGGAGTAGGTCTCGGACTTGCGACGTTGGTCGATGTTGCTGTCGTTCTTCTTCGCGATCGGAGGTGCTGAGGTACGTCCTCCTCCTTTGGGATCGTGGTCAGAGGACATACCTTGCGTTCGTCTGTCGACGACTCGCTGCTGGAACTGCTTTGTTCTCGGATCGTACGCTCCAGCAATGCAACCTGCCGCCATGAAGCCCATACTCTTAGAGCCGTACCGAGGAGTGAAGGAGATGACGCCATGCTCTGTTCCATCTGGATTGACAGGAGTTCCAAAGAGGACGTTGAACCTACGATACTTGTGATCCACATTCGGCTTCGGAGTCCCATGGACTGCTTCCTTGAGCTTCTTGAAGTGTTCGGTGTGGAAGTGGAACGTTCCTTGAGAACTCAACTGGAAGTAGTAGGTACCGTTCGGGTTCTGCTTGGACTTGGCCTCGGGTAGTAGCTTCTGGTTGATCAAGTCGATGCGAGTTAGATTACCAGAAGGCCACTCCGCTCGAGGCTCTTCGTCTCTCGCATTGTCCTCGGTCTCTTCGATGAAGACCTTCGTCTCGTCTGTGAAACCCATCTCCTCCGCAATCTGTCGGACGACCGTACTGATCTTGCCTTTGTAGACTGTCGGCTCTGCGATGTTCGCGAACTCGGAGCCGACAGCTAGACCGTTGATAGTGATCCTCAGACCAGAGGTCGACAAAGTAGGAACGTAGTCTTGGATGATCATCACGTTCCAATACCCTTCTTCGAGCCCAAGACCAGGATAGCCCCATCGGTAGAGTACTCGACCTCCATGGTCTCGATCGGCACGGAAGAGCTGGTCTTCGAGACTACCGAACGTAGCATCGAAGAACGTGATCGAAACTTGGTCTGCTCCCTTGCGACTGACGTTCGTGAACTCGACCAGGTGCTCCGGAGGTATCGTCACGATGAACGCCTCGAGAGGAGCATTGCTCGTCCTCTCGAAGTAGATCCCTGAGCGAGTACCCGACTTCGTCGAGCCGAACCGTAGTTGGACTACGGGATGTAGAGTCTCACCAGCCACTAGCGCACCAACGTGTCGTGGAACAAGTTCTCTCGATCAGGGATACGCAGTCTCCGACCGATGTAGGTCTCAGCGAACGGGTCGACCAGACCATTCGCATACGCGATCACCCAGTACAACTGTTCGTTGCCGTAGTAGGTGTAAGCGATCAGATCCGGGCGATGTTCCCACTCTGGGAGTACTTCGACGTAGCGGTCCTGAGGCAGGATCGGGATGGTCGGAGGGTCCCATGTCTCCTGGATCGGATAGGCAGGAATGTCGTTGTACTCGTCCTCTGCTGACAGCAAGAAGCGGATCTTGTTGTACCGAGACAAGGGTCGGTTCGGGTCCTTGTTCTCGATGTACCGTACCTCAGTCTCCTCCAAGACTGCGGAATCAGCTGTCGTTTTGACGACTACGTTCGTGTTGTCTGCCATCTAATCCTCTCTGCGTGGCAGCGAAACCCATGCAGGTGCCCGGATACCCAGGTGCCCACTCCGGCTTCTAGGAACTACTGTGGTACTTCGTCAGGCCAGCACCAACAGTTACCCTTACCAGGGTTGTTGTTGAGATGGACCATCGATGTCTCCCGACGGATCTGACGACCGTAGCTGTCTTCCTTCTCGGGATCGGGGTCCACCAACACCAAGTTGCAACCAGGCTCGCCGTTGGGACCAGCGTAGCTCGGCACGTGGTCTGGCATCCACCAGACGAGCACCAAGGCGTCGTGGGCCTTGCGGTGAGGATCGATGTACTTGATGTGTGCTCCGACTTCGTACTTGCGTTCCATGCTGCCTCCTTTCGTGGCTTCGTTGCCACGCAGAGACGACTAGAAATAACCTGGAGGCAGGTTGCTCAAGCCTCTGCGTACGTCTCTGAAGTCCAGAGGCAGGTCGTTGATGACTCTGAACGTGAAGCTCGCGTCGATCGAGTGAGGGAACCCGTTCTCGTCCAGAGGGAAGTTGAACGTGAACCTCGGTTGTCGGATCTCTCCCTTCTTGCGGAAGAAGCTACCTACTGTGATGATCGCCTGAGGAGGAGGCTTCACAGGACCAGCGAATCCAGGACCGTAGTCAGGGAACTGGAAGCTCTTCAGGAAGAGATAGTCATCGTAGGCTCTACGAGGGTTTCCTCCATCGTTCTGATCAACAGAAGCCATGAGCTTCAGTTCGAAGGCCCACATGTCAGGACCAGTCTGTGCGTAGAACGAGAAGGGTTCGGACCTCCCACGAATACCTACGTCTTCGTACTCAGCAGCCACATCCTCACTCAAGGGACGGAAGTACTTGAACGACATCCGTTCTCCATCGAGCCGAGAGATGATGTATCCTGTGACGACTGGCATGGTTACCCTCCTAGGCTACGATGGAACTGCGCTCTGGAAGGGTGAGGCTGAGCTCCAGCTGCGGTGCCTGCGGATCCCTTCTTGAGAATGTCTCGAATCTCTCCGAGCAGAGCATCCGTGGTCTGACTTTGGACTGCGACGATCTGAGGACCACTCGGTGGCTTCGCAGGAGCCACAGGAGGAGTAGGAGTAACCGGAGTCGGTGTCGGAGCAGCTCGTACTTGAGGAGTCGTGGTAGGAGCTGGCGCGACCTTCGCGACAGGGACAGGTGGTGGCTTCTGAGTCTGCTTCAGTCGAGCGAGGTCTCGTTCGCGAGACGCACGGACCTTGGACATGTCCGTCTTCTTGAGGACGACTCCGAGCGCAGCAGCCCACATCTTGACGAGACGCTGTCGAGGTTCGAGGACTGTCTTCCTCTTCATGAAGTCAGGCATGAAGTCCCAACCAGCAGGAGTCGGAATCAGAGCAGTAGCTCTCCGATTCAACTCATCCATGTTGATCTTGCCCGACCCAGTAATCAAGGTACGTCCAGCTTGAGCCTCCTTGCCGAACATCTCGCCCTTGATAAATCCCATGCGCTCTTGTTCGGTACCCTTCAGTCCGAACTCGGTAATCGCATGTGAGGTAGCTTTGGCCTTGGACAGTGCCTTGATACCCTTGGTCTGCTCCTTGTCTACCCAGTCAGCAACCTTCTTCGCACCGACGTAGACTGCAGTCAAACCAGCAGCGACAGCAGCAACCTTACCACCGAGAGCTCCCATGATCGGCAGCAGCTTACCGAAGACGAGGACGAGACCTCCGCCGACACCGATCAGAGTCTTGGTCTCAGTGGAGAGACCTTGCCACCATTTGATCGCCTTGGAGATCTTGTCAACGACCCACTCGATGACACCACCTGCCTTGGAGAAGAACTTGATGGTCTTATCCCACCATTCGTGGATCGCCTTCCCTCCTTCAGGAGAGTTGAACCAAGCGAACTTCTGTTCGAGCCAACTGATCCCTTGCATGATCTTAGGGATCAAGAAGTCTGCCAGTTTGGTTGTGACCTTGACCACGATCTTACCGATGGCGAGCCAGATCCTCTCGAAGGCACGCTTCAAGTTGTTCCACATCTGGGAGAGTTGGTTCTGTCTCGCCTGCGCTCGCTTCTCGTGCAGATTGCGGACCTTCTCGGCCTTCTTGGTCTGCTCGACGAATCCTCGGAGACCCTTCTCGTTGACGTCCATGAGCTTACGCAGGTGCGCGAAGGACATGCCAGTCATGTCGGTGAAGTACGACTCGTTCAGTCGAAGCATCTCCGGACCCTGCTGCTTCAACGACTTGATGAACAGAGTCATCGGAGTGACAGTATCGCCCTTCTCGATCATGGAGCGGATGTCCTCCATGGCGACACCAGTCTGGCTCTGCAGGAACGCCAGCCACTCGTTACCCTTATCCGAGTCAATCTTCATCGCCTCGGAGAACAGGCTCGGGATAGCGTCTCCTGCATCGATGCCGAACTTCTTCATCACACCAGCCATCGCCATCATGTCTCTGGTGACGTCTGCCTTGGTGTTCTTGGTGGTCCCACGCATGCGAGCGAGCACGTCCTCGAGAGACTTGCCAAAGGTGAGGAGTTCCTCGCCTGTGATCCCTGTCTGCTCCTGGATGAACTTCATCGAAGAAGCAATGCCACGGAGACGGTGGTGAGGGAGTCCGTACACACGTTTGAACGAGTCGAACATGTCCACGACGGAGGATGTACCTACGTCCATCGCACGGCTCAGATGCAGGACGTCCATCGTCAGTTCTCTGAACTGCTGTGCTGCTTTGGGAGTGTTCCCCGCGACGAGGTGTAGGTCTCCCATCTGCTTCGTGACAGCGATCAACTCCTCGCGACTGAACTCCAGGTATCCAGTGAGTCCTTGCACAGCACTCGCTGCTGCGTTCATGACTCTGGGTTGTCCTGCGAGAGTCGATTGAAGCTGTCGGATCTGGTTGTCGAACTCCAAGTACGCTCGAGCTGCAGCGACCAGACCTCCGATGATCGTTGCACCACCGATCAGGCCTGCAAGCTTCCCGAAGCTGATTCCTGCATCATCTGCCGCATCCTTCTCGCGCTTGAAGAATCCACGGATTCTCTTCGAGACGCCACCACGACGTTTCGCTGCGTTCTCGTCTGCCTTCTCTCCTCTACGGAGGAACTTCTCTTTCAGCTTGGCGAAGAAGCCGAGCTTCTTGGCTTCCTGCTCCTTCGCCTCTGTTGCCTCCTCAGCTGCCTGGGCTGCTTTCTTCGCAGCCTGTCCAGCCTTGGCATGTGCTTCACTCTCGTCCTGCAGACCGTCGGTGACCTTGTCGATCGACTTGCCGAAGTTGAGATATGCTCTCTCACCCTTAGCAAGTGCCTTGCGCAGGTTATCTTCTCCCTCGACTTCGAGTTCGAATGCGAAAGGATTGTTGGGATCGACTGGAGACATTCAGTTACCCACGCTTCTTGTCGTGCAGACTCAGTTGGAAGTTCACATCGTTCTCGACAGCATCACACATCTTGTCATGCATGAAGCGTCGTTCGAACGGAGGCATCAGCATGACGGCTTCGTACGAAAAGCCGCCATAGTGTACTAGGTCAAAGACCACAGTGGCGAGATCCCGTACACTAGGCAACTCGCCGCTCAGGGAGAAAGAAAGTCTTGTCGAGTGGTAGCGAGACCTCGTTCTCCCATCCGCAGTTATCGCAGATAGGATGCAGGTCTTGCTCCACTCCGAAGTCGACAGATCGAATCGCCTGCCGGATTGCGAGAGCATCTTTCCCACGGAGAGACTCGATCAGTCCGAGAGCATCCGAGATGCTGGGCTCTTCTCCGTCGATCTCGACGATACGTCTGGCGAGACGGTAGGCGTAGCCCGGATCTTCGCCCTTAGGCAAAGACTTCCGAGAAGACTGCCTCATACGCTTGACGTACTTGTCGACCGCGATCTCATCGCGACCGCGCAGCATACGCCAGCGGATCGTCTTGTCGTTGACTGGGAAGTGGAGGGAGAAGGGCTCCTCCAACAGTGGTGTCTCGAGGGCTTCGAGGAGATGCTCGTCGTCAGCGTACGTGACTTCGAGATCCTTCTCGAGGTCCATCGTGTGGCGCATCTTCTCGCCACACTCCTCGCACCTGTAGTTGAAGGAGTAGTCGCCGCCGTAGGACAGGCAGCGCATGTAGAGGAAGAGGTGCCAGCGATCGACCAGTAGAAGGTCGACGGGATCCATCTCCAGATCCGTGCACCTCTTGATGAGGCGGGTGACTGTGTCAGTGAAGTTGATCGACGGCGAGATCAGCAGACGCTCGTCCTGAGTACCCCATGGGGTGACATGGACGGTACCGTCCTTGAGCTTCTCGTCGTAGAAGAATCCCTTTGATGCGAGAACCAACTCGCCATGGTATTCCTTGCCCACGTTAGGTCTCCTTTACGTTGGCTTGACGGACCTGGTTAGACCGATGGATTGACAGATCGCTCGGAGCACCTTCCCTCTCCGAACTACTCTCGCCCACCTACTGATGGCGAGAACCCCGACAACGAGCTAGGCCAGACGCTACGCACCCGTGATGGAGTCGGACCAGTCGATCTTGTCGATCTGGATCGGAACTTCCATGAGGACCTTGTCAGAGCCCTCCATGGTGAGCTCGATCGATGGATCCGCCGACGGCCAGCAGCCGATCAGCTTCGCCACGCGAGTGTTCTCCCCGTCCGGACCTTGCAGCACGACGTCCAACTCCTTCTTGTAGTCGGACGCCATGCCGATCTGTCCGGTCTGAGGATTGTAGACTTGCTTCCGCCACCGGAGAATCGCTCCTCGGGTATCGGTGTCCACGAAGTCCTTCAGCATGAGAGAGCCCTCTTCGACGGTGACCTGACCAGCCACCTTGCGCTTCTCGTTCTGGTACTCTGCTTCCACGACCTCGTTGGACTGCTGAGGCAGCGTGAACCCATGGAGTCCCATGAGAACGAGGTCCTTGTCGGCGTTGTCCAGAGGGATCTCGACTGAGAAGTTGTTCTGTCGCTGCGGCTCCAGGCTGCCTGCTTCGGCCGCAATGTGGTCCGCAGCTTGCGGATTACTCAAACCCATTGTTGTATCTCCTTCTGAGTTGAAAGTACGTGAAACTTGTAGCCGTGTTGAGCAGCGTAGTCAACGACAGCAGCATACTTGTCTGACTTCAGGTATGCATCCAGGAGCCACATACCTTTCGTCTCTACGAGCATCATCTGATCTTCACGACAGACGAGAAAGTCGGGACGCGTAGACCTCCGAGACCCGTAGTTGATGACTACAGATTCGTATTCCCAGAAGAGCACGTCAGGATGACTATCCAGGACTGACATCATGAATAGCTCTAACTCAGAACGATACGGGTGTGAAACTCTGTTGCTAGGCTTCAAAGGGTCGTAGTACCCTCTGACCCGTCCAGGAGCTCTAGTACCATTAGCATAGTCTCTGAGTAGAGCATCAGAGACTGCAGCTCTATGCTCAAGACTATTAGGGATACCTAGCTTACTTCGGTTACCGATACCATTCTGATTCCCAAGCATACGCTTGGCTATAGCTTCACGTTCTTCCGGAGACCATCTACGACGCGTGGCTAGAGACCCATAGTTATTCCCTAGCATCGCTAGCCCTATCGCAGAGTTACGTTCAGTACAAGACAGTTGGGCATCAGGATACAGGTCCAGATACTCTTTAGTCGACAGCGAGTGTCTAGCTAAGTGCGTGTTCGTGACCATCCTCATGGCCCGACCACATACTAGGCACTCGACCATTATTTCCTCCTCGTGTTATGCGACCTTGTGCAGGTTACGCAGTGAAACTACGCAGCCAACTCCTGGAAGTCTGCGGACTGCGAGGTGAGAACGAACTGGATCTCGATGATCTCGGCTGCCTTCGTCGGCTTGATGAAGATCTTGCCGATCATCTTGTTCTGCTCGGCCACCTGTGGTGTGGTGGTCGTCTCGTCCGCGATGACCAGGTACTCCCGGATACCACGGTTCGAGAGGATGTGCTTCAGAGTCGGGTTGACGAGCTGCTTGAACTCGCGCCACAAGATCTCGTCGTTCGGATCGAAGACGAGTTGTCGCGCAGCCTTCTCGATCGCCGACTTGGCGAACAGCAGCATGCGCCGGACGTTGACTCGGTTGAGTGCAGTGGTCGCACGTTGCAGAGTCTTCTGTCCGTAGACATGGATCCCGTACCCGATGAAGTTGGAGATCGGATTGACGTTCGCTCCCGGTCCGTTGAGAGAGTCACGATCATCCTGATCCGGCGAGTAGCGTAGGTCCTTCGCACCAGAGACCTTACCACGCTTGAAGCCAGCCGGAGCGTACCACGGATACTGCAGGTTGTCGTTGTTGGTGTAGACACCAGCGACGTGACCCGACGGAGCCGTCCACACATCGAGGTTGTGGAACTCATCGAACACCTGGATCCACGACCAGTACAGAGCAGCATAGCTCGTGTTCAGAGCAGTGGTCCTGATGAGAGTCCCGTTGTGGAAGTCCAGGACATCCTGCACCGAATCCACCGTCGGTTGATCCGGAGGATCAACCAGACCGATACAATCGCCGCGAGACTCGCAGAGATCGATGATCTCGTCCTGGACGTTCTGGGAAGTCTGACCCGGACACGCGACGATGTTGACCTCGTACTGCTCCTTGTTGCGGAGAGACTTCAGACCAGTCTTCGTCGCAGGGTTGCCGATGAAGTCGGAGTCGACGACACCGGTGTAGCCGTCGTCACCACCAGAGACAGTGACCTGCTTGCCGATCACCGGCTCGGTCCTGTTGGTCCGGACAGTAGCTGAGAAGTAGTTGCTGCTATCCGTCATCTCCGAGACGACCGTGGAACGGTTGAGGTTGTACACGACCTCGAGGACGATGGTGCCAGTCGCGTCTCTCGTCTCCAGGTTGAAGTTGGTCGGCTGCCCTGCGTTCCGGAGACCTTGGATCAGGGAGTCCTTGATCCAGGTACCCTTGGTCAATCCTTGGAACGAGATCGATCCCGGCCAGATCTCGTAGTCCAGATTGCTTAGAGCACCGCCAGGCCAGGAGACCTCGTTGACCTCGACGGTGGTATCCTCCGAGCCCGTCTTCAGGCCAGTGATGTAGTACCATCCGTTGTTGGTCGTATCCACCAGATCCTTGATCCAGAGGAGGTCGCCTTCCTGCACGTGATGGTCCTGGAACTTGCCGGACGCATCGGTGAACTCGCCGTCGGTCGCGGTCGATCCTGCCGTACCCTTGAACAGCGCAGTGTAGATCGTGTAGTCCAGACCAGTGAGCGAGCCCACAGGCCAGTCACGATCGACAGTCAACGCAGTGTCGCTGTCGACAGAGTCGATCACATAGAGACCATTGTCTCCGGTGTCTCCTGTGTCATGGATGCGCAGGATATCGCCAGCCGACACAGTGGCAGTGAAGTTCTGTCCCGCATGGGAGAATCCACGACCAGAGCTCGTACCCGTCACACCAGCCGAACCAGCGTAGACCTTCGACGAGTAGACCGTGAAGTCCTGAGCAGACAGAGAGCCTGTCGGCCAGTCACGATCGACAGTCAGGACAGTCGCCGCAACGATGGTGATCAAGTAGAAACCGTCGTCCGCACCACCCTCGTGGATCTCGACGACGTCTCCTGCCACGACACCATCGTTGACGAAGTCGCCTGTGGCAGACGACAGCTCGCGAGTTGCTGGAACAGACGTTGCTCCGTCGGTGCCAGTCGCGATCTCCTGGTCCGAACCTCCTGGGAGAGACTGCGCTGCGTACTCCGCAGGCTGAGCAGCCGACTCCACACGAGTGATGTACAGCTTGTTGCCGTGACGGAGGTACTCGCGCGCTGCGAACCATCCCTGACAAGCCGACGCACTCACCGACGGATCGATGGGCTCTCCGAAGAGCTCGATCAGTCGACTGAGGTTGGTGACCAGAGTTGGAGTCCCGATGGGACCCTTGTTGAACACATGTGGAAACGCGAAGGTGGTGTTCGTCGCCGTCTCCACGAACAAAGAGAGGTCGATCTCTCTTGCGTAAGCGCCTGCGGATACAAATGCCATCGTATTCCTCCAGATTGTTCACGTAGCAAGACGTGGTTCGTAGTGAGCTATCAGATCGTCCAAAGTACACCCGTAACGTAGATAATCACGAAATGTACTGTACGGAAGACCCAACTTACGAGCCCAGTCCTTGAGACAGAGGTACTCACCATTGTGTTCGAGGAACACGACGTTCGACTGATTCAGTCGCTGAGTAGTTGAAGACGCCCAACGACAGTTCCCAGGCTCGTACCCTAGAGAGTTATCCAACCGATCAATCGAGTAGCCAGGAGCAGGACGAGCTCCCATATCTTCGAAGAAGTTACGAGGATCACGCCAACGAGGGTGAACAGTTAGTCCACGCGCACCATACGTCTCGTAGTTCTTATCTTCCGGATTATGACAACGCTGTATCATCCGATACCAGCTATTGTAGCCAGGGATACGACGACAATCGTGTATTGACACGAAAGCCATCGTTATGCCTCCTCGTTCGAAACGGCGTCAGCACCGTCTTCGGCTAGAAGCTCCGCTTCCATCTGCG